GCCAGAGGCCGCAAAACGTGCCAGTGCCCAGAGAGCCCAGGGACAGCCATTCTCGCTGTCCGCTCGTACCGGAATCCGTATACAGTCCGTTGCAGAATCCTGTTGTACTTCCGGCTTTTGTTTCCGTCGGTACCATGATTCCCAGAGCTGGATCAACAAAGCATTTTGAGATGTATTTCCAGGATGCTGCAGTGTATGTTACCTGAGCCGCTACTTTCTTATATCGTGTCTTTGCTGCATTCATATCTGTTGTAAGCAGTGATGCGTCCATACAGATGTATACGTCTCTCTTTGGTGTTCCGTCTTCATCTGTAACAATATCCATAAATACATTGCTGAGAACTTCATAAGCCCCGTATCCGGTTTCGATTCCCTGGATCTTAAATGGATTCTTATCATCTGTATTTGAGAACGGTGATCCGTCTGATCCAAGCACGCTGTCAGTTGAACCGGTCCGCCACGGCATTGTTGAGATGCAGGTTGTCAATGTCGTGTTGAATGGTTCTGTATCCAAATATATTGCAGAATTTGTATCGTCTACCGGTTCGATCTTCAAGATCTTAATGTCATATGCAAGATTGTGCATGTATGCGTAATATCTGTCTTTATTTGTATTTGAACCAATATCCCCGACAGATACATAAGACCCAACAATATAATTGTTTGCTTTTGCTTTTGGGAGAATCACTCTTGTTACTCCGGTTTCTGCAACTGCTGCCATTTCCTGCATTGAATAAGAATTGCATCCAGCCATAACGCTTCGGCTGTTCGTTGTTGCATATAAAATAATCATCATGAGCTGTTTGTAAAAGAGATCCCAGTTTGTTGTTCCCACGTACATTGAGCCTTTCTTTCTCATGTATGCGATCAGCCCTGTGTGTGATACTGGTTTTCCTCCTTTCTGGCTTCCGTTTGCCAGAATCAATCCAGCGGAGCTGTACGGCACTCCATCAATGTCTCCGGCTCCGTATTTTCCGTGGATCATAAAAGGTGAAATTGTTCCGTCTGGATTAATTGACTCTCCCATTGGTCTAAGGCCAAGGGCTTCGTTCGGACTGTCTGAATAATGATAATCTACATACTCAGGATTGTCTGTGATTCCAACCCATGCGGACATTGTGACCTCTCCGACATCCACCTTTCCAGTTTTCCTAAAATCCGGTTGTCCCTGCAGTGCAGTTACATGGTTAAAGCCTTTATTATCTACGGTAAAATTACATGGAAAGTGCATGAATACGCCAATCTCTCTGTAATCGTCCTGCCCGATCACAGTATTTGTAGACGGTTTTCTCACAAGTCCCTCGTTGTCATTCAGTTTCACGCCTGTTGGACTGGTAGAAGTGTCATACTTGTAGATTCTCGTTGTATATACTTTTCCAGTCCTGCGGAGGGCAAAAAAGTTTGATAATGCGTTTTCAATCCCTCCGCCAGCTGCAGTAATATTCTGGATCTGTTTATTTGCTTCTGCCTGAATGTTGTTTACCGCAGTCTCTCCGGTTTCCTGGAGATCTTCTTGCAGCTGTGTTCCCTCTGTAATTTTAGTTCCCAGAGATGTATCCAGGCTTGTTGCGGTCTTATTTGTTGCATCCAGATCTGTTTTTGTTTTGGTTGCAGTTGTGTTTGATGTATCCAAGGCAGCTTTGGTTTTGCCTGCTGCCGTGTTGGAAGCGTCTAAGTTCTTCTTACTTGTGTCTGCTGTTTTAACTGCAGCGTCCAGTTGGCTCTTGAGCGCTGTTCCCTGGGTGATGTCTGTATCAAGTCCCTGTTTTAACTCTTCTGCCTTTTTTACATCTGCTGCAAATGTCTGCTCTGTCTGTTCGTTCTTTGTTACTTTCTCCGCAATATCAGACTGTGCTGAAAGAATGTCAGCTTTAACCTGATTGTATTCATTGTTTTCGTCTGATACTTCATTGATTGCCTTAACGATTGAATCACGGACGTCACGTCCTTTCTGAGCTTTTGCGATCTGATCCGTGTATTTCTTTACATTTGCCACTATTATTCCTCCTTACCGATAATGCGCTTTGAGTATTCCTTTGCTTTAAGATCTCTTACCTCTGCAAGAATAGATGTGAGCATATAATCCATTAATGAGGCAGGGATTCCACCCTGCGCCATTTCTTTAAATATCACGTTCCGAAGCTCTTCTGTTTTCTTATCCAGGATTGCTCCAAGAGGCAGTACTTCTGGGGTGTCCGATTCGGACACCTTTTTCTCTTCTGGTGTATCTTCTTTCATGCTTCTTTCTGTTTCTTTAGCTTCGCTCATTTCTTATCCCTCCCTATTTCAAATGTGCTGTTGCAATATATTCTTTAATTGCATCCAAGTGTCCCTGTACCTCTGTGTTCATCACCAGAAAGTTTCCTTTGTTATTCTGGCTAATAATGTTTCCTGTTTTTTCATCAACTTCGGAATAAGTAAATGCGATTCTGCTTCCCTCTCCGGTTGATAAATTCATAAAACTCGTCAGTACTTTTTTCATGCTGCTGCCTCCATCTGATTAATAATGGTTACTCTGTCATTTCCCAATTCAGTTTCATAATCTGGCTCGGATATTTCTATTTCTTCCGCTGTATAGTCAAGATCAAGTTCTTCAACTGCTCTGTCGTATGCTGTTTCGCTTGCATCTGCGAATCTCATGTGTTCATAATTTGTCTGCATTGCTTTTATCTCGAAGCTAAATTCTAGCCCCGGCGTTCCTTTTACCACAAAATGTGTTGGCGCTTTTTCTTCCACCCAACAGTCCCCATCACTTTCTTTCTGCAGAAATACATAATATGTAATCTCTGCATTTATGGATTCCTGGAAAATATCATCAAGATCAATCAGACAAGTCCCGTCGTCAGATATCGTTGCTTTTCCTATATCTCCAAAAATAGGTGATGCCATCTCATAACAATAAAACGCCTGCATTCCATAGTCTTTTGTGTCAAATATTCTTTTCTTAGTTCCTCTGACACTCAAGTCTGAAAGATCATTTCCGGATCCAATGTTATAGAAATGTCCTGACGCTTCGATATGTGAACTCGACTTTATCTTTCCTCTTGCAGTTATAGTTGACGATGATGAAATAGCGTTGAAGCTTGATGCTGTTGTGGCTGTTATTGATTGCGTCTTGATGCTGTCAAAATCACCATCACCGCAATCAATATCGCCAAACAGTGCTGTTGTAGTAGCACCTCCAATTACTACTGTATTTCTATTTGTTCCTTTGTGCGAAATATGATAAACCGAACCGTCTGATATTCTCATTTTCTTTTCAGACGAATTTATTTCCATTTTGTAGTTTCCTGTTGCATATGCATACAGGCTAGTCGAATCAATCCAAAATCCTCCTATTTTGCCGCTAATGCATTCCATTGAACCATCTGTTAAAATCTTAAAATAGCTGTTCGCCGTTACGATTCCGTTGAAATCTATTTTCGAAGCATTGATCTTTACTGACTGTGCGGTCTGATTTATTGATGATGCAATTTCTCCAGCGGATACTTTCGACTCTATTTCCGTCTCTGTCTGAGTGATTCGGGATCCGAGAGCGCTTTCTGCACCTTTTGCGCGAGAAACCTCTGACGTAATCGAGTTTTCTGCAACTGTAATCCTTGATATTGCAGTTTCGGCCGTACTTTTCGCTGTGTCAGCTGTATTCTTTGCAGTGTTTGCTGTTGTCTGTGCTGCATCCGCCTGAGCTTTTGCAACGCTTATATCCTGATCCTGGATTCTTTCCCAGGATGCTGTTTTGCTTCCTGATGTTGTTCCAGAACATTTCCACAACAGATTTATATTGTTTCCATAACTTCCATGGTTCGGGCTTTCCGGATATGTTCCTTTCGTCAGTTCAGTTGCAGTGTAGCTCGGCAGACTCTCAGCGGTTCCTGTTGCTTCTCCGGTTGCTCCGGAAACTGATGCTATAGTGAAGCCATAGAAACTGTCGCTTGAGCCGTCCGTATGCCAGTACACATAGAACTCTGCCGATGGGACGAAAACAGATGCACCAGCAATGTCAGTTCCTCCCAACTTTGCTGCAAGTTTCATCGTTCCGTTATCACTATAATAAATCTTTACATAATCGTAATTTACGTTTTCAGTTCTGGAGTTTGATGAAAACGTGATCTTTAATCCGGGAACCTTGTATGTGTATCTGTACGCATATCCGGTTGTGATATCATAGTAAATATCTCCTATGTGTAACGACTTTAAATTGTCACTTGTCCAGGATGATGCTGGTTCGTTTGATGTTGTCGGTATTTTACTCCCGTAGAAATTACCGTTTTTTTCCGACACTGCCTGGCGTACCGTAGTTACTTCAAGAGTGATATTATCTGTCGCCATTTTGATAGCTGCCGTCATTTGTTCTGTTGTGGAATAACTTTTCAGCTTTTCATCTGTATCGGCTTTTGCATTCTTCTCCGCATTATCTGCAGCTGTCTGGCCGGCTTTTGTGGCATTGCTTTCCGCGGTGTTTGCAGCATCCTGGCCAGCTTTTACCGCTGCATTGTATTTTTCTTCTGTTTCCACGGTTGTTGTATATGTTTTCGACACTTCCAGAGAAATACTGTCCGCCGCCTGTTTAATTGCGCTGTTCATTTCCAGTGTGGTTGAATAGTCCAACAACTTCGTATCTGTATCAGCTTTTGCGTTCTTCTCTGCCTGATCCGCGGCAGTCTGTCCAGCTTTCGTTGCATTACTCTCGGCGGTGTCTGCTGCCGTCTGACCGGCTTTTACCGCGTCCGTGTACTTTTCTTCCAACTGTCCAGTTGTGGCGTACGTTTTAGATACTTCCAGCGTAATGCCGTCTGCTGCCTGGCTGATTGCACTATTCATTTCAACCGTTGTGGAATAGTTTTTCAGTTTTGTATCAGTGTCGTCTTTGGCATTTTTCTCTGCGGAGTCTGCCGCTTCCTGTCCCTCCTGAACTGCATCTGCATAGAGCTTGTTTGCCATTTCTTGTGTTGCATATGTTTTTGAGACCGTTGAAAGAATGCTTGTCTCAGTCATTGTAATCGCTGATCTGAGCTTTTCCTCTTCCCCTTTTGCTCTTGACACTTCTGCAGTTATAAGTCCCTCCTGGACCTCGATTTTGGAAAGCGCAGATTCTGCTGTACTCTGAGCTGCTTCAATGTCCTTATCTTTTACCCTTACCCATCCATACTCATTACTGTCATTTTTCTGATACTGATAAGCATAGCCGGTTGTGGTATTGAAAAAGAGATCTCTTTCGTGTTCCTGCCTCAATTCGTCTGTCGTCCAGGCAGATGCCGGATTGTTTTCGGATGTTGGTTCATAATTTCCGTACCAGTTTCCGGATTTTCTCTCCAGCTGCTGCTCCAAACTCGAAACAGAAAGAGTTATCTTTCCGTCCATGGCTTTCAGGGATGTTGTGACCTCTTTCAGAATCGCTGTTTTATTTGCAGAGTCTCCATCTGATATTTTGGTTTCAATGTAGTTTTTGCACTCTGTTGATAGTGCTTCTGTTTTAACAGAACCGGCAAGGATTCTCTCTCCTATAATCTGGCCATCCAGTGTCATTCCGATCGTGTACGGGCCGTTATATCCATTGTGAGATCCGCCGATTCCGTTTTTATTTATCTGTAGTATATTTGTTGCCTGTTCTTTGTCCGGTGCATCCATGTACAGATCCCGAAGCCAGAGACCGTTTTCATCAAATTCTGTGAGTTTGTATCCGCCTTTTGCTCCCGTCATTTGTTTCGTAAGATTATCAATTGCGGATTTCATCCAAGACGCTTGAACTCTTCCAGCCTCTGTTGTTTCTTGCCGGATCTGAGTAAATGTCCCAGTAGTCTGATCTGTGAAAGACTGCTGCAGATTTTCTCCCAGTGTCAACTGCGCCTGATCTGGTTGCTGCAATGGGATTTTCATTTCCATAACCGGCAATACTTTTTTCATTCCATACGGAATTGCATTGCAGAGCACACGGTCTCCTATATCAAAAGAATCATAATCCTGGCCAAACAATGACAAATCCACTGCAGTCAGGGAAATGACAAGGTTCTCATACTGCTGCGTCGTCAGATATTCTGTTGCTTTTTTCAGGAGGTTCGCTGGCGTTGCTACATCGTCCCACTTCTCTGTTTTCCACACCCATCCGAAACTTTCTACCGCCTCTTTGCTGTATATGTAGTCTTTTCCGTCGTTTACGGATGTAATGTCCACATTCTTTTCAAGGCGTTCAAATTCGGATGCGTTTTCGTCTGTTTCCTGTTCGATTGCTGCCCCCAGCGGGATCAGAGCTGTGATAACATCGTCGGCAGTCATTGTCTCTGAGTAATCAAGCAGGTTCTCTCCGAATTGAATTGGTTGTTCGCAATACTTGCCGTATTCCTGTATATTTATCCAGTCAAGGTATAGCTTGTCTTCTTCGTGTCTGAGTCTCAGGTATCCGCCCAGGCGATCAACCAGTTTCTCCCTGATCGCTTCAAGGGTGTTTTCTCTGTCAGTTATCCTGTACAGAGAGTCATTGCTGTCATGGATCGTAACAATCCCGATATAGATTTTCTTTCTGTCCTCAACCTGATTATTGTGCAGCTGTAGCCACGCGTCTAACATTTCCCTGGGCGGCATGTCGTGCCATTCCTGCTGCGGCAGAATCGTATCTGCCAGGAACGACAACGCTCCGGTTGCTTTAATCGGTTGATTTTTAAACCGGTCTTTTTCTCTTGTGCGGACTTCTCCGTAAAAGATTTCTGTTTTATCTCTGTACACTGAAATCATGCTTTTTCTGTTATGAATATCATTGTACAGAGGATTTAAAGCCGGTACTTTCAGGGTTAACTCTCCTGCATATCCTGTCTGCAGGTCCAGCTCCGGATTGATAACTGCTGCCTCCCGGTCTCCTGGATAATACAGGATCTTGCCATCTAATTTAATTTTGTACATTACAATGATCCCCTCCTGTAAACAATATCCAGTGTTCCGGATCCGGAAAATTCCAGAGTTTCATCTGTTCCAAATACAATGATGTCTGGGAATCTGTTTCTCCCAAGTGTTAATGTGTATGTCTCTCCGCATCCTGTAACTTTTAAACCTGCTGCACCTATACTTTTTACATTCAGTACCGGTACAATTGCAATATCTCCGGCGTATACCGTGTATGATCCGGAACCGGAAATTGTAATTCCGGCTCCCTGATCTATTACACCCGTTTCAAAATCAAATGGATCCCAGAGCCAGTCCTCTGTTGAATCTGCAAGTGAATATTTGTACGGATCTGCTTTCGGAATACTTAAATGAAATTGCCCCACCTCTCTGGAACGGTCAAAATCCGTAATATATACTCTGCCGGTCCAGAAATACGCTGGATCATTCGAAAACGTTACTCTCACATTCTTTCCATGCAGCTGTCCTCGAATGTTTGAGATAAAGTTGTCCCAATCTTCCCTTGGTTTCTTTCCTCCAAGCAAAACGTCAATTTCTCTTGATTTGTAGATTGTTCTTCCTGTTATCGCTTCCGATCCATCCAGGAATCCGTCTGCACCTGGAATATCAATGTAATATGTTTCTACATCCGGCTCTTTGATATAATTGTTGTTTCCAATCGCACATCCCCAGTCTTCCAGCGTATCAATGACTTTCCCTGTATTTTCAACTGTAATTGTTGCTTTTATTGTTAATACATTATTCATCTATACGCCGCCTCCTTTGCTATTCTTCCAAGCTCTGTATTTATTGCGGGTGCAAGTTTTCCAGCCCATTCTTTGTTGTCGAAATAGATTTCCTGTCCTGCGCTCATTACTTGGATCAGCTGTGCCAGCATTCCGGTTATTCCTGTAATATCTGTTTTGTTCAGATTATTAGCTGGTTTCATTGAGCTTGTGTCTAACTGCATATCCATCTGAACATCTTTCATTGCATCAGCAACAAGTCCCTGGCTCTTTTCAATTCCTGTCGCAAGGCCTTTCATAAAGTCCGGCATCCATTCCTCATAGTAATGTAACGGACCCTCATCCGGTCTTGAGAAATGCAACCATGATCTTATTGTGTTTGCTACGTTCGATACTGCATTCGTTACGTTACCTATGCAGCTCCTGATTCCGTTTGCAATACCATTCACGAAATCCTGTCCCCAGCGAACCGCCTGCCCTGGTAATCCCGTAATATAACTGATTGCGCCGGAAAATCCATTTACAACAGCAGAGTATACGCCTGACAGTGCTCCAGATATTCCAGACACAACGCTGTTAAATGTATCAACGGCTCTGTCTTTCATGTTTCCGGCGTATTGTATAACTGTTTCCTTTACGTTCTGCCACGTTTCGGACGTTCTCTCTCTGATGTTATCCCAGTATTCTGAGGCTCTGTCCTTCAAGTTCTGGATTGCTTCTGTTGCACTTTCTTTCAGTTTTTTCGCATTATTAACAACGAATCCTTTGATCGCTGTCCATGCTTTTGACGCTGCCTGAGACGCAGAATCCCATATTTTTGACACTGTGTCCCGGAACCCTGTAAATAGTGTTGTGGCTGCGGTAACAAGTCCTTTTGCCAGAGTGGATACAACCTGCTTAATTCCGGTCCATATTGTTTGCGCTGCGTCTTTGATATTTGTCCAGATATTTGATGCGTCTGTTTTGAGTTTATCAAAGTTACCTGTTACCAGGTCGATCAGTAAGATCACCGGTGCAAGAATTGTATTTTTCAACAACTCCCATGCGCCCTGTGCAATCGTCACAAGTCCCTGCCAGATGTTCTGCAGTGTATTAACTGCATTCTGCCATAGCGTTGTGATCGTTGTCACAATTCCGGATATAACCGGATTCTGCATCATTGTCGTCCAGATATTTGCAAAGAAATCTGATACCTGCTGCCAGATACCGGACCACCACGCCGGAACTCCTGCAAAAAATGTAACAACGCTGTTCCATGCCTGCGGTATTGTTACGGTAAAAAAGTTTACAATTCCATTCCATATCTGCATGAAAAAGTCTGATACCTGCTGCCAGATTCCAGACCACCATTCCGGAACTCCTGAGAGAAAATCCATCAGTGTGCTCCACGCCTGCGGTATTGTATCTGTAAAAAACGATACAATTTTTTGGACGACTGCATTTACTGCATCCCGGAACCATTCGCATTTTGTGTACAGCAATACCAGAGCTGCCACAATCGCGGCTATGACAGCAATAACTGGGTTTGCGGCTATTACTCCAAACAGTGCGGTAAAAGCACCTTTTAGCTTTCCAATAATACTCGTTATTGTTGTTAAAGTTTTCGTCTTAGAAAACAGTTCTGTAATCGCAGATATTCCGGTTGCAACCTTTCCAACCATTATCAACAACGGACCAATCGCGGCGACTATCAGTGCAATTGTAGCAACTACTTTCTTCTGTCCTTCACTCATTCCATTGAGCTTTTCAACAAACCCTTGAATAACTTCTGCCGCTTTTCTGATATATGGCATCAGGATTTCTCCGAAGGCAATTGCCAGCTCCTGCAAGGCACTCTGCAAAGTTGTAAGCTGTCCAGAAAGATTATCCTGCATGGTTTCAGCCATGTTTTCAGCGGATCCTTTGCAATTATCAATATTTTTTATAAGTTTCTGGTAATCTTCATCTGATGAATTGATTATTGCGAGCATGCCGCTCATGGCTTCTTTTCCAAAGATAGCTGTCGCTGCCTGCGTCTGCTCTGCTTTTGTCATTCCTCCCATGGTTTCGCGTAAAAAATCCATGGTTTCACGCAGTGTTTTCATGCTGCCATCTTCGTTCTGCAGTGCTTTATTGTACAGTCTTACATTTTCTGTGGTCCCCTCCTGCAGCTGAGTCAGTGTTTCGTTTGCAGTCGCAAGCTCTGTTTGCTTTATTTCCAACGTTGCGGCAGCGTTTGAGGCTTCTGTTGACTCAGATCCGTACTTTGATACCGCATCATTGTAAGCCTGTTGTGCTTTATCTGCTGCCAGTGAAGCTTTTTGCACTCTGAGCATTTGCTTGTCAATTTTAGCTTGATCTATAGACGTAGCCGATTCTGTTGCGTAGAATCCCCACTTTTCCATTGCGTCTCCAACATCTTTTGACGGTTTTATCATGTTTGTCAGGGATGATCTCAACTGCGTTCCGGCTGACGACGCTTTGATTCCGCTGTTCGCCATAAGGCCGATAGCGACTGCTGCATCTTCTGCGCTATATCCAAGTGCACCTGCTACCGGTGCAATATACTTGAATGTTTCTCCCATCATTCCAACGTTCGTATTAGCGCTGGATGATGCCTGTGCCAATACATCCGCAAAATGAGAACTATCTTCTGCCTCCATTCCGAAGGCTGTGAGTGCGTCTGTAACAATATCTGACGTAGTTGCAAGGTCTTCTCCAGATGCTGCCGCAAGATTCATAATTCCAGGGAGGCCGTCGTACATCTGCTGTGCATCCCATCCGGCCATTGCCATGTATCCCATAGCGTCTCCGGCTTCTTTTGCAGAGAATTTTGTCTGTGCTCCCATCTCTCTTGCACGTTCTCGCAACTTATCCATGTCTTCCGCAGATGATCCGGATATTGCGGCCACATTGGACATGGAGCTGTCAAAATCTGCCGCAGTCTTTACTGCTGCTGTTCCAAGTCCTGTCACTGCCGCCGTAACCGGAAGCATTTTTTCTCCGGCAGATGTCAGCGACTCCCCTATTTTCCCGGATGTTTCAGAAATCTCGGCCAGTTTTGCGGATCCTGATCCAACTTCATTCTCAAGCGATTGCAGGCTCTGTTCTGTTTCTATAATTGTCCTTTTCAGAGCGTCATACTGTTCCTGGGATACTTTTCCCTCCTGGAATTTCTGCTGTACTTCCCCTTCTTCGTTTTTCAGAAGTTCCAGCTTTTCTTTTGTGTTTCCGATTTCATCAGACAGTGCTCTCTGTTTCTGCTGTAATAGTTCCGTATTCGTAGGATCCAGTTTCAGCAACTTATCAATTTCTTTGAGTTCTGTCTGTGTAGTATTTATTTTTGCATTCAGACCATCAAGCGACTGCTGCATCTGAGTAGGTGCATTCTTCGCTTCATTTTCCAGAGACTTCAAGCTCTCCTCGGTTGCAATGATTTCTCTTTTCAGAGCGTCATACTGTTCCTGGGAGATTTTTCCCTCTGCAAACTGCTGCTGTGCCTGCTGCTCTGCAGTCTTTAAGGTTTCCAGCTTTTCTTTCGTGCTTTCGATTTCGTCAGCAAGCGCTTTCTGTTTCTGCTGTAATAATTCCACATTCGTAGGATCCAGTTTCAGCAGATTGTTTATATCTTTCAGCTGTGCCTGTGTGGTCTTTATCTGTGAATTTACATTTTTAAGTGAATTTTGTAGTCCTGTGGTATCGCCGCCAATTTCAATCGTAAGTCCCCTTATGTCGCGGCCTTTTGACAAAAATTATCACCTCCGTTTAGAATTTATCCATATCCTCCTGAGTTGCCATTTTCGGCCATTTATAGTCGTCGTTAGTTTTTTCCGTAAAAATATCCAGGACAAGACCTACTGTCAGAAGGTCTAAATCCTGGATACTTATTCCAACTTGCGCGCACCTGAGAAGGAATAGAGGTGTCGTCATTTCCCGGCTACTTGGTCGAAGTTTTTTTTTGCTTCTGCCTGTGTCTGCTGGTTCAGGTTCCAGAGTTTTACAATCTCCGGGAAAATTGTATAAATTGAAAATGTATCAAACTGATCTAACCAGTCGTATACATCTTCCGGGAAATCCTGTCCTTTTTTCTGTGCTGCGTGTTTTGCCATTACGAATGCGACGTTTTCGAACATCTCTAAATCCTCGATAGGGATGTCCGACTTGGACACCTTCGTTTCAGTCTGCTTATCCTGTGATTTTTTTACGGACTTTTCAATTTTTGCCATGTCCTGAAAAATATCTCTCCGGAACTGAATCCGATAAATTCTCGGAATTGCAGCAGAAGCGGCAAAAAGCACCTCTTTATCATCAATTTTAATTGTTTTTGTCAGCATCCTTATTCTCCTGCGGCTTTTTTATCTACATTAACAGCCTGCGTTGCTTCTGTGATTGTTTCTGGATAGTACACTGTCTTATACCATCCGCTATACACAGTGTCGTCTGTGTCTACCGTTGTCTGAGCTTTTACCCGTCCGTTCGGAAGTGGAGCATTGCTGATCGTAATTGTTTCTGTGCCAGGTTCAATACTATCTTCTTTCGTCTCGGATTCGATTGACGGTCTGGTAGCTGTGCAGTTATAGAGAACTCGTCTGATTCCTTTCTGATCTCCATCAAATTCAAACAGAAGTGCAAATTTCTGTGTATCCGTAGAATCACTGATTTCATGCAGCACACCTTTTTCGTCCTTCTTTTCTTTCAGGACATCCTGTCTGAAAGAATCCGGAATTAATGCAAATTCTGCATCTCCTTCATATCCGTTGTTTGCAGCTGACACATAATATTGGATTCCGTCTGCATAGAACGGTGAAATATCTCCATTTGCGTCAAGTGATATGGATACAGATCCCGGAATCGCTTTCGGGGCTTCAAAAGTAATTGTTTCATCTTCTCCTTCGTTCTGTAATGCGTAATGTGCGTTTTTAAGATTGTACTTAACTTTGTTATCTTTTTTACCCATCTTTATACCTCCATTTCGTATAAAACTTCGTACATTTTTTCTGAGTCAAGATATTCTCCTGTCTTATCGTATGTGATTCCATACTTATCCAGGATGTCCTCTATCTTCTTTTCATTGCTCCAGTCCTTTTCGTCTGAATACAATTCGATATTCAGAACGTCGATTTTTGCGTATGTAATTCCGTCCGCATGAAAATTATCACTTTCCGGAATCTTCCATACGATAAAAGGCGGCTCTATCCAGTTATGAGTCGAAAAATGATCGTATTCATACTGTAAGCCGATTTCATTCAACATTTCTTTGATATTTTCAGCTGACATCATAGCCTTGACATGATCTCCTTTTCCAGCTCTGCTATTGCTGCCTGTTCTGCTGGTTCCACATGTTTGATTGCGGCTACCCTTCCGCCTCCTCTTTTCTGATGTCCTTTTTCAAGCAAATGCACCAGGGAGTATTTTGCATCGTGGATCGCAATAACTAAACTTGTAGAATTTTCTTTCACAACAGTTTTCTTCCATCCTTTTTTATACTTTCCGGTATTTACCGGGGATGTCTGTTTTAGCTTTGATACTGTCTTTTTTGCAACATTATTTACGCATTCCTTCGTTGTCTCAGTGCATTGTTTTCCATAGTCTTCAACAAGGCGATTTATTTCTGCTGCCAGATCATCAATTCTGATACTATCCGCCATTGTCGCCCCTCCTGTCTTTATACAACTGTACGATTTTTTCCAGCGACAGATATATTGCAGGTGGTGCAGCGTCAAATTTCTCCTGAATCTGCACTATTTTGTACATTGCCGGATTATGTTCATTGATAATTTCATCTCTTTCAAAATCGAATGGATCCCAGAGCCAGCCGCTTTGCGAATCAATGATAACAATGTCAAGAGCTTCAATATCTTCCCTGTTCAGCACTGCTGCCGGAATGCTTAACAATTTTGTTATTTTATTTCCTGCTGTCTGTGCGTCAAAATATCGTCTCTCTCCGATTGTTCGGTTTCCGAAGCGAATGTTCTTGAGCTTCGTGTCTACGATCACCCTGTCTTCTGTTTTGCAGATACTGAGTATCCCGTCTGTAAACGTTTCAAACTGTTTACGCCTAGCTCTTGGCATATTCTTCCACCTTCTTTGCTATCTGCAGTCCAATAACCTCACTTTTGTAGTTTTCCCAAAACTGCTGCAGTTCTCCAGAATACTCATACATTACAAGCTGAAAAAGGAGTGTCCTTTCCTGAGTATCCCCCAGGAAATCGCACTCCCCTATTTTTCCGGCTAATGATGCCATGCCTCTTTTTATCATTCCTTGGAGCTTTTCATCTCCTTTTGGATCGTCCCAGGTGATGTCCAGATAGTTTCTGACATCCTCCAGAAGTTTTGATAAATCATTTTCTGACATAGCACTCATTTTATCACTCCTTGGTTACAGTTACGGTATAAGTCTTTGTCTGCTCTCCGTCTGTGACTTTAACAGTTACGGTATTTGCTCCGGCGGTCCATGTGATCTTTCCGCCGTTTGTTACTTTGCTGGATCCCGCAGTAATTTCAATTGCTGCTGTTCCTGATTTCGGGAACGCTGTGATTGTATTTGTTGCAGTTGTTGTTTTTGCTGCGTATGTGTTTGTGTCGCTGTCAAATTTCGGTGAGAGGGTTAATCCTCCGATTCTCAGGTCAGACAGCAGTGCATTATCTACGTGTTCCTCCTGTTTACTTACAACCTCGAAGCGAACCGGATGCAGATCTGTAATGTCCAGAACGACAAAAGCATTGTTATCCAGTGCGAATCCATGAGCGTATAATTTGATAAGATATACTCTTTCGTCTTCCAGAAATCTGTATTCATCTGAATACTCAATCTTTCCGTTTTTGGACATTCCTACGCCAAGGAAATACTTTCCGGCCATTCCGTATACTGCAGTTCCTTCTGTAACTGCTGCCGACTGGATGATTTCCAGAGGAATCGGAAGTGTTGAAACATATACTCCGTCCGGAGACATTGCGCGTGTTGCCGGAAGGATTCGTTTCCAGTAATCTACCGGATTTACGATCATAATCAGGTTATCTACTGTTCTTGCCTGGCCTTTGCTGTTTCTTGCCATGATAGATGTAACATTTCCAAGCTGGATCATATCAAGAGCTGTCATTTTGATAGTCTCTTTTTCCGGATATTCTCCTGACACAACGTTCACTCCGTCTCCTACCTGGCGCGCCATTCCGATTGGCATGTCTTTTCCGGTACCATTTACAATTCCATACTCAAGTCCATTTGCAAGAGCTTCTGTGAGTACCTGACGCACGTAGTTATCTAACCATGCAGGGCCTAAATCAAGCATAGCTTTTGATACTGGCAGGAATGCGCTCAGTTTATCCTGAGTTACATCTACTTCCTTGAATCCGGATGTCAGTTCTTCAATGATCTTGCTGCTGAGTTTGCCCCATGCTGCTTTCTGCTCTCCGTTTGTGTTCAACATCATTCTTGTGAGACCAGTTACAGTTGTCGCATTTAATTTTGACAGCAGCGGATGATTTGTTGTCAGTTCTTCAAATACAGAATCAATGATTGTCTCCGGGAAAACAGTCTCAATATTGTTGAGAGCCTGTTTTGGATCCGAAGATTTCATTGCGTCAATTACTTTCTCGTAATATTCTCTCTCTGTGCTTGTAAGCTGACGTACACCCCTCTGTGCAAGCACATTCATATCACTCTGATTTACAAGCTCTTTCGCCTGTTCAAGCACGTTCTCCTCGATATCCTGACATAATTCCAAATATGCTTTTGAAAACGCTTCTGAATCATTCTCCGCAACAGCAGCATTCATTCTGTTGAGGATTTCCGTTCTCTTTAATGCGGCAAAATCTTTATTTTTCATTTTACTCTCCTTTTTTGAATCCCTGCAGAAATCCCTGCAGTGTGTGTTTCTCTGGTTCTTCCGGTTTCTTTCCCGGTTCGGGTTTCTGTCCTTTCTGCATAAGCTCCAGCTGTTCTCTGAAAGACTTCGTATCTTTCATATGCTGCATAACTTCCTGGAGACGTTTCTGCATTCCTTCTTTTGTCATGTCTCCCTCTGGCGCGTGTCCGTAATCCTCTACCTTGTCGATCAGGCCATATTCCAGGCAATCATCCGGAGTCAGGAAGGTTTCTGCTTCCATCATGTCTGCAAGCTGCTGTTCTTCCAGATTTGAACGCTCAAGGAAGATTTTCCGATTGCTTGCCGTAAGTACGTCAAGATCATCCGCTGTCTTTCTCAGCTCTCTTGCATTTCCGGATGCAGTTACCCATGGTTCGTGGATCAGTGCTGTTGTTCCTACGCCCATGATTCTTTCGTCACATGCCTGTAAAATCACAAAAGCTACGGAATACGCCACTCCATCAACGATTCCTTTTACATGGCTTCCGGACTGCTTCAAAAGGTTGTAGATAGTTACTCCCTCTTTTACAGATCCGCCATTTGAATTGATATGTAATTCAATCGTATGGTCTTCCGGGATTGCCGCAAGCTGATCGCGGAAATACTTTGCAGAAGTCTCGCTTTCGGTATATGACCATGTTTTCCAGTCAAATTCTCCATACGCCGATACATCATCATAGATGTATAGCAAATGTACCGCCGGATCTGCTGCCTGCTTAAAACAGTAATTTGTTTTATTCTGTGTTTTTTCCATTCCCGCCATTTTCTCCACCTCCTTCCAGGCTGTTCAATAAATCCTGTACTGTGCTGTAATTCTTTGTGATAAAATGCTGGTTCGCCCATTCTTCATTGATTTGCGGCTGCCCCATTGCACGCAAAATCATGTTAATCGTATGCGTTCCAGACTGCACCAGCTTGTCAATCTGCGTCGCATTGCTGAATATGTCAACATGCTTAACGTGTGACGTGTCTACCATGCAGCGGCTGCCCTTCAATACGGCTTTCCCGTATTTTTTACGGTTGATTTCGCTCTCTAAGGATCCGGCTAATGGATCCAGTGCAACAGTCAGCAGTTCGTCTATTGCCTTGCTGTTGTCCTGCACGTCCCCTTTCAGGATTGACGGAGGGATTCCTATTGCCCTCGCTGTAAAGTCGAATACATCATCATATAGTGCTTTTATGTCTCTTGTTGTTGTTTCATTGTAGTTCTTTGACCTGTTCGTTTCTGTGAAAGTATATCCTTCGAATAAGGGCAAAACTGCATTTTCGCTTTCAAAGAATGTCTTAAAATAATCATTCAGCAACTTTTTGAGAGTATCATCAAAGTTTTTGCTGTTCTGGGCTACGGCTGATATGTCCAGAGTTCCTTTTGAGCCATGTGACTGCATAAAGGTCTTTGCTCCGTACTGGATCAGCTTCGCATAGGAACCATATAGCCCCTGTAGTATCGTATTTACATTTTTCCAGTTCGGTTTTAGATACAGAACATCTGTGGATCTAAACGACCTCTGAAAAGTGTAATCATCAATCTGTACCTGGCTGTATGTGTTCCCGTACAGTGCGCTTCTGGTTGTGCAAAATGAATCTGCTACATAGAGCTGTCCATCTATTCCAGCAACAACCAACGCCTCTCCGTTTCTGAACATCTTTTCGATTAACTTATCAAAAAACTGCTGTTTATTCTGGTTTCTGTTTGGTTCGTAGTTCCAGGTATAATATTCATCCCGGAATATTTCGTCACCATTCAGGAATGTACGAATCTCGCATTTCCCTAACATTTTTGCAAGAATCTGAATTGCTCTCTGAAAAGCCAATTCCCTCAGATAAATTTCTGTCATTATGCTCTCAATCGGATTGTCTGCAATCTCAATTCGAGACACATTTTCAACTGACTGCTCTGGTTCTGACTGCTCTGGTTCTGGCTTCCCCCGTATCAGATTCCTGAATGAAAATCCCAACCTTTCTCACCCCCTTTCAGTAAGTCATTACTCCAATATCAGGCACTGCTGCCGTTTGTGCGTATGGGATCATGTCCTCTATTGTCATTGACGCGACAAGTGCCATAAACGGGTCAGTTTTTCTGCTTTTCGCTTCAATTTTCCCGTAAACATAGTTTCCTATGTCTGCATCATCTTTCTTTCCCGGTTTTCTCCCGTATGGGATCATTTTTGTATTGTTCGTCCCCCAGCGGAGCACTGGATTGTCTCCCCAGATAAAATTGTCATTTGCGAAACAGCTGTCTATCACTGTCGCAACTCTCATTATGTCTGAGGGACGTACAAGCTTTAAATTTTTATATACTTTTGCGTCGAATCCAATTTCCCGGAGTGCTGCTGCCAGCAGAGCATAGCGGAAATCGTCAATCGCAATTCCTTTTATGCAATATTTCATCATTGCTGCTTGAATATAATCAGTGATGATCTCCGGATGTATCTCCACATCATCCACCATTGTCAGCAGTCCTCTCCGTCTCCATTCTTCCAGAGGAGCTTTTATCCTTGGAATATCTTTCGACTGGCTGCACAACCATGAATGATTGATGTCATACCGGATATTTTCATCTCTGAAATGCAGATTTACGGAAACAAGGTCCGTAATCTTCGAGAAGTCAATCCCGCAGGTGCATGTCCACCCTGACAGATCCGGTATTTCTCTGTTCGTGAGCTTTATTTTCTCATACGAACACACTTTTATGTCTGCGGATCCGCTTGGGATATTCATTCTCTTTGTCATAAATGCAGTGAGACGTTCAGGATGCGCTAACCAGTCATTGTACTCTTTTCGCATTTCTCCCATTAACGTCGGGAGATATGGCAAGGACGGATTTGCTTTTTCCCAGTTCTTTTCGTCGTATACTTCTTCTTTGTTGTCCAGTCTGCAGATAAATGGCAGCATACCATTGTCCGGAAGATCATCAAAAAGAATATCCGTCGCTGTCCCAAGCATATCGTCAAGTGGTCCTTCTCTTATATCTCCCTGGGTGGTGTAGTAGGACCGGCGCGGATGTGGTTTCTTTCCAAGTCCGGTTGTGAACACTTCAATGCTCTTGTAGTCCTGATATTGATGCATCTCATTGAACACCACCATACCGGAGCGCATTCCGTCTTTTCCGGATGGGTTGTTTGTACGTCCCAGAATCGTTGATTTCGTTTCTGTTCCTACTACCTTCTCAGATGTCCAGTAATAGAATTTTTTTAATTTTTTCGTATGTTCAGGCGTTTCAAGAGCCTCCACCACGTCTTTGACGGGTCTTAGTGCCTGATCTTTGTTATTTGCACAAATATCTACGTCATACGCCCTGATTCCGTTATACGGACTTACCAGGCAGGCAGATTCCCACGCTATTGTTCCGTCCTTCCCCGCGCCCCTTCCGAGCATACAGAAAAGATCCGGCCAGCGCGGAGTCTTTGATACCCTCCAGTATGTGCAATCGTGCAGTCCCACTACAAATATCTGCCAGGGAAATAGCTTTTCAAACGGGAAATATTTTGCAATCCCGATATATTTCGTCAGCTGTTCGCTGTCTGTGTATATGTCTTCGTTTTTGAAACAACTTCTGACGTGTGATACCAGTGCTTTGACTTCCCTGGAAGCTCTGATTTTCTCAGACTCTACGGCCTCCATGAACTCCTCTATGCGTGGATCACAATTCGTCATCATCATCCCCCTTTATTGTTTCTTTCGTTGTCAACTCCAGCTTGTCCAGAATCATCAGCATCTGTTTGTTGACAGCAACCAGATCTTTGACCGACTGGTTCTGTTTTACAATCGTTGCTTTCCCGCTTGCGGATGTGGTCTCAAAGGTCACTCCGCGCTTTTTTATATCTGTTTTTAGCTTCTTTTTGACATCATAGAGGGTCATATAGTCGTTCAAAAGGTCTTTGAAGACGGAAATATCTGCCTGTTTTTTTCTCAGCTGCTCTTTTAAGCTTTCTAATATATCCGCTTTTTTTTCGGCCATTTTTTCACCCCTATTTTTTTATTTTTTCATCATGTGCGACCTTTCGCAGATTTGTCGAG